TGATGAAGCTGTACAACAGGCCAAAGGCGTTTCAAATGGGTTGGCCACTTATGTGCAATCCAAAATCATTTCATCAGCTGGCAATCGGCCAAATAAGGCCGCGGCTCGCGTTGCCCAAGGATCGCGCGTAAGCAAGTCATCCAAAATTGGTGAATTGTCATTTGGTTTTGTTTCGCAGAAATTCAGCGGTGGCGGTACAACTCAACAGCTTTGGGGCGGTTACGAATTCGGATCGAATAAATTTAAACAATTCCCGGTGTGGTCAGGTCGTGAAGGTCGCGGATCACGAGGATACTTTATTTATCCAACGCTGAGAGCTGAACAACCTCACATCATCAATGAGTGGGAAAATGCTTTCACAAAGATTTTGAAGGAGTGGTGATGGCCGGACAATCAAGAACGCTCAAGCTGTCGATTCTGGCTGACATTGACAATCTCAAAAAGAATCTCAATGCCGGATCAAATGAGGTCGATGGATTTGGCAGCAAGCTTGGTGGATTTGCCAAAAAAGCCGGTGCAGCTTTTGCCGTAGCTGGAGCAGCTGCCGCAGCTTATGCCGGCAAATTGCTAGTCGATGGTGTCAAATCTGCCATTGAGGATGAAGCCGCACAAGCGAAATTGGCAACCACTTTGGAAAATGTCACGGGTGCCACCAAAGCTCAAATCAAAGAGGTTGAGGATTACATAACCAAAACAGCTTTAGCCAATGGCATCACCGATGACAAATTAAGGCCATCGCTAGATCGGTTGATCAGGAGTACAAAGGATCAGACCGAAGCGCAGAAATTGCAGACTTTGGCTTTGGACATTTCAGCAGGCACCGGAAAAGACTTGCAAGCCGTTTCAGAGGCTTTGGGCAAAGCTTACGATGGCAATTTGGGAGCTTTGAAAAAACTTGGTGTGGGCATTGATGAGAGTATTATCAAATCGAAAGATTTTGATGCGGCCGCAGCTGCACTATCTGCCACATTTGAAGGTCAGGCATCAAAGCAAGCTGAGACATTTCAAGGCAAAATGGATCGTTTAAGTGTTGCATTTGGTGAAGCAAAAGAAACAGTCGGATCGTATGTGCTTGATGCGCTTACACCGCTACTAAGCGCATTTGTGGACAAAGGCATACCGGCAATTCAGGATTTTGCAAACAATTTGGGCAAAACATTGGGGCCAGCATTTGGAGAAATTTTCAAAGTAATACGCGATGACCTTTTGCCAATTTTGACATCATGGTGGAAATTCTTATACAACGAAGTTATCCCGGCAATTGGATCGGTTGTGGGGCCAATCCTTGAAGGCTTGAAATCTGCATTTGATAAGATCAAAAAGGCATTGTCTGACAATTCTGAGGAATTACAACCATTTTATGATTTCCTCAAAAAGCTTTGGGAATTCATCAAAACTTATTTGGCACCACTTTTGGGCGGTGCTTTCAAAAACGCGCTTGAGTCAATCGGCACAATTGTCGGTGGGCTTGTAACAGGCTTTTCAAAGCTTGTCGGTTTCATTTCAAACACAGTCACCAAAATCAAAGAATTTGTGAATTTCATCAAAGACAATCCGGTGACACGCTTTTTCTTTGGTGATTCAAATGATAAGTCGCTCAAAGCTGGTGTGGGTTTTGACATGGGTGACACAGGCTCAACCGGTGGCGGTTTTGACACCGGGTTTGGCAATGGTGGAGGCGGCACATTTTTGCCATCATCAGATTCGCCAACATTTACAGGAGCACCGCTTTCAGCTTATTCACCAGCCATGCAAGCGGCCATTTTAAGGCGCGAGGAGTTAAAGGCTGAAACCGACAGATTAAGAGCTGCACGCGAGGCCGCCGCAACTGCCCGATCAGCTGCCAATGGTGGCCTTTCAACGGCTGATCGCATCACAATCAATGTGAGCGGTGCAATCGATCCCGAAGGCACAGCACGCACAATCGTGGACACACTCAATAATTCATTTTACCGAGGCACAGGCGGTGCTAACGCGCTGCAATTAGCATGACATTATTCAACCCAATTTGGCGCGTGACCATTGGCGGTGTGCAATACCAAACTGCCATTTTAGCCAATCTGACAATTACCAGCGGTCGAACAAACATTTATGAGCAAGCGCAGGCCGGATACACCAATTTGGAAATTATCAACCTTGATCAATCAAATGTTTCAATTGCGATCAATCAGGCGATCACCATTGAGCTGCAAGATTCGACAAATACATTTGTGCCAATCTTTGGCGGCTCTGTCGTTGAAGTAGGCATTTCGATTGCCGAAATCGGAAATGTTGATTATGCACAGCGGATCAACATTATTGCATTAGGTGCATTGGCTAGATTGCCAAAAGCATTGACCGATGGAGTTTTGCCACATGATTTCGATGGTGATCAGATTTTTGAAATTTTGAGTGATGTTTTATTTGCCCAATGGCAAGCCGTACCAGGAGCATTGACATGGGCAACCTACGATGCAACAACTCAATGGCAAGATGCAGAAAACACAGGATTGGGCGAAATTGATCGGCCCGGCAATTATGAGCTTGCACAGCGATCATCTAGCCGCACAGATGTTTATTCATTGGTTGCAGCTTTGGCCTCATCTGGATTGGGTTACATTTATGAGGATGCTCAAGGTCGCATTGGCTATGCAGACAGCACGCATCGAACAGTCTATTTGGCGGCCAATGGTTATGTAGAATTAACAGCCAACCATGCTTTGGCATCAGGATTGAGCATCCAAAGCCGCACGGGCGATGTTCGAAACAACATCACAATCAAATACGGCCAAAACAGCACAAATGAAACCGATGCCAGCGACATTGCCTCCATCGGCCTGTATGGCCAATTGTCTCAAATCTTTACAACCACATTGCGGCATTTGCATGATGCTCAAGATCAAGCTGCTTTTTACCTGGATTTAAGAGCTTACCCCCGGTTTAATTTCAACAACATTACATTTGAGCTGACTAACCCGGAACTAGACGATGCAGACCGGGATGATCTCATCAATGTGTTTATGGGGATGCCTGTTGAAATTGCCGATCTGCCGCTCAACATGAATTCTGGAGATTATTTGGGTTTCGTTGAAGGCTGGACATTTTCGGCCAGATACAATCAGATCAGCCTTTCATTGATTCTTTCACCGATCAGCTTTTCATTGCAGGCAATGCGTTGGAACGATGTGCCGGTGGTGGAGAGATGGAATACAGTCAATCCAACTTTGGATTGGATCAATGCCACGATTGTGGCGTAAGGAGAAAACAAATGACGAATCCCACGAGCAATTACAATTTCCAAATGCCGACAGCGACCGACTTGGTCACGGATTTGCCGGCCGATTTTGAGGTCTTTGGTCAGGCCGTTGATACCCGACTCAAAGCATTGCAACCCGGCACAACGCTTGGCGATCTTGCTTATTCATCGGCCACAGCTAACACAAACACGCGATTGCCTATTGGCACAAATGGTCAAGTTTTGGCCGTTGTTGCAGGTGTGCCAGCATGGCAAAATGGAACAACTGGTGACATTGAAGGCGTAACAGCTGGCGTTGGTATTTCAGGCGGCGGCACATCAGGCACAGTCACAGTCACAAATTCAATGGCAACAGCTATTGATGCAAAAGGCGATTTAATTGCTGGTACTGGTGCAGACGCTTTTACACGCGTCGCGGTTGGTACAAATGGTCAATTGTTGCAAGCGGATTCAACTGCGGCGGGTGGCGTTTCTTGGGTTGCTGCGCCCGCAGCTGGTTCAATGACATTGTTATCAACTACAAGCCTTTCAGGTTTAGCGTGTAGCGGGCCGAGCATTACAGGCATTTCAGGAAGTTACACAAATCTATTAATTGTTATTGTCAATGCCGAAAAAAGTGGAGATCACAATGTTGAATTTTCATGGGGAACGAACAACAATCATTTCATTACAACTTACGGCACGGGTGCAAGCACAGGCAGCTTACAAAGTTATTCAGGAGTCGCAGGTTTTGTTAAACCAGTAGGAAGCTCTATTGTTGGATCGTCTGCCAATTATACAAGCGCGGTCATAAGCATCAATCGTTATGCAACAACAGACAGCACAAAGCAATTTGAATTTGCTGGTGGTTTTTACAATGCAGGCTGGGCAGGAAATAACGCCTTCATGGGTGGTGGTCGGAATTTGACTAGCGGAGCAATTTCATCATTTCAATTTAGAACAGAAGCACAGACTGGCACATGGTCTGGCGGCACTATCTACATTTACGGGGTAAACTGATGACAAAACCAATGATTTCAATTCATGATTTACAAACGGGCGAAATCGAAACTCGTGAAATGAACGATGAGGAATTCGCGCGTTACGAAAACGAAATGGCAGCATTGCAAGCTGAGCAAACAGCGGCGGCGGCAAAGGCAGCCGAAAAATCTGCATTGCTGGCACAATTAGGCATCACCGAGGATCAGGCGAGATTGTTGCTCTCATGACATTTCCACAAGGCACATTGCCGCGTTTGATTCAGGTTGCGCTCGCTGAGGTTGGCACAGCCGAAACCGGCAACAATGAAACAAAGTATGGCAAGCACATGAAAGCTGACAAGCTGCCGTGGTGTGGGTCATTTTTGAATTGGTGTGCTGATCAAGCAGGTGTGGATGTGCCAAATGTGGTGAGCACCCGGGCTGGAGCTGATGCTTTCAAGAAAATGAGAAAATGGCACACCGAGCCAAAAATTGGTGATTTTGTTTTCTTTGATTTCATCATTGATGACAAAACCACAATCAATCACATCGGCTTGGTGATCCGGGTTTCAGACAAGCAAATTGTGACAATTGAAGGCAACACATCAGGCGGTGGCGATCAGCGCAATGGCGGTGAGGTTATGGTTAAATCAAGAACTTTGGGAGCAAGGTCATTTGTTGTCGGTTATGGCCGACCAACTTATGGCGCGTTTTCCGGTGATTTGCCGGATCGACCAAAAGGAGAAAAATGATGGAGCAATTTAAGGCAGCGGCAGCATCATGGATGCGCAGCGCGGTGGCTGGATGTCTGGCCGTGTACATGACCGGGAACACCAATCCCAAAGATTTGGCCATGGGCTTAATCGCTGGAATTGTGCCGGTTTTAGCTCGTTGGGCAAATCCTAACGATCACGCTTTAGGCATCAAAAAGTGAGTGTGGGCGAGTGGACAGCTGTTGGTGGACTTGTAATCACAACATTGGCAGCTGTCTATTCGTCAATGAGAATCATCATCAAAGCTGTGATGAGCGAGCTGTCACCGAATTCCGGTTCGAGTTTGAAGGATCAAGTTTCGCGGATAGAAGCTCGTTTGGATTATCTGTACACACATCTCATTGAGGAAAAGAAGTAACGACACGCCATGAATTGAGCGTGATTGTTGAACTTGTCGGTTTTGCCTGTCACTCTTTATTTCGGGAGCTGATACGCGGCTCCCAGAATCGGGAGCAACAAAATGAACGAAGCATCA